CAGTATGAACAAAATTCGCAGGCACAATATGATTACTACAAGGCCGGTAATAGTAGAATAGCCAATAATCATTCCGCCGTGTCCACGGCGGTGTGGTGGTGGCTTCGTTCCCCTTGTTGCTACGACTACGCTGACTTCTGTGATGTCACTGCGGATGGCGGCGGCACTGACGGTAACGCCAATTACTCTGCTGGTGTGCGGCCCGGCTTTGCCGCCTAATCCCCCGCAGGATGATCCCGCCCCCATCCCGCCGCCGAAAGGCGGCGGTTCCGGGAGGGAACCCCAAATAAAAATAATAATGGCGGCGTAAGCCGCCCGACGATTTTTTGAAAATGGGGGTTTTCCGGTAAAGTGCTATCATTTGACTGCTTTTTGAGTGCATACACCGGACAAAATCAGCCATACAATATCTATAAGCCTGTTTGAAGGGGGTATTGTATGGCAACAAACAAGCGTGTTTTCACCTTGCGCCTATCTGATACGGTGTTGGAACAGACTTGGAAGCCCAAATCCTGTTCCCATTTCACCCTTCGGGAACGGGGAAAAATCCGCCCGATAGATGCCCCGCACATTACGGATCGACAAATCCACAAAACCCTGTGTAATGAAGTCCTGATCCCGTTGTATTCACCTTCCATGATCTATGACAACGGGGCAAGCCAAAAGGGAAAGGGCCTTCATTGGCAGTTCAAACGGATCAAACAACAGCTTGGATGGCATTACCGGCGTTATGGCCGGGAAGGTGCTGTGTTGCTGTTGGATTTGAAGGGGTTCTTTCCAAATGCTTCCCATGCCCTGTTATACCAGCGGCACCGGGAATTGATTTTGAATCCTGAACTTCAAAACTTGGCTGATACTGTGATTCAATATTCCCCATGCCCGACACCGGGCCGGGGGATGCCTTTGGGCGTTGAGCCTTCCCAACAGGAAATGGTGGCGTTACCAAGCAAAATTGACCAATGGATCAAGTGTCAGGCCCGTGTTCATTGCGCCGGTCATTACATGGATGATTACTATGCTTTCTTTCCCACGGTGGATGAAGCAAAGCTGATGGGCCATGAAATTGTAAGGCGTTTTGAAGCCGCTGGAATCCGAGTGAACAAGCGCAAGTGTAAGGTGATCCCGCTTACAAAGCCGTTCCGGTTCTGCAAAGCCCGGTTCACACTTACCGAAACCGGCAAGATCAAGGTGAATGGAAGCCGGGATGGAGTGAAACGGGCAAGGCGAAAACTGAAGCTGTTTCACAGGGAGTTCAAAGAGGGAAAACGATCCTTCTTTGACATAGAACAATACATGGAGTGCCAAAGCGCCTATTACCGGAACTTCAACGATCATGGCCGGTTGTTGCGGTTGCGGCGGCTTTACCATGCAATCTTTTTCGGAGGTGGACAATGTTTAGAATCATCAAAGCCGGGGCCGGTATCGGCCTGACCGAGAACCTGAACTACATCAAAAAAGCCGAAAATGGTTGTTACATCCTTTGCCCGGAGCATGACGCTTCGGGCATTGTTTTTGAGGGTGTGGCTTACCATTTGTTGGGCCGTGCCGCTATGGACGAACTGGAAACGGTGAGTTTGGAGGAAACGGACGCAGGAACCGAGATCACCAAAGCCACAGAAGCCGGTGGAATCGTCTTTGTCACCTTGGCGGAAGCCGGGAGCATTGACCCCACCACGGCGGCTGAACACGCTGATCTGTTCGCTGAATGGGCTTTCCCTGTGGCCTACACGGTAGGGCAGATTCGCCGCTACCAAGGCACCCTTTACAAGTGTGTTCAGGCCCACACTTCCCAAGCGGATTGGACACCCACAGCCGCTTCCAGTTTGTGGAGTAAGACAAATGATCCCGCTGAAGAATGGCCGGAATGGAGCCAACCGGTAGGAGCGCATGACGCTTATTCCAAGGGGGCAAAAGTGAGCCATAACAGTAAACATTGGGTTTCCACAGCGGACGCCAATGTGTGGGAACCCGGTGTATATGGTTGGGAGGAATCGGCTTAATGGAGTATAAAATCTATATTTGCCGCAAACGGGCCAAATTCAAAGCAATTTGCGGACAAGTGAACATTCGGTATGGAACCATCCTGAATTGTCAGGGTGGTTTTTTGATTCTGAATGATCTTCCGGTGTGTTCCGTAACCAGCCAAAACGCCTATGACTTCTTTACCCAAAATGATGATGGCATGGGCAAGGAAAGGGGCGAACTTCTGAACCGGATCACCGCAACGCTGATGAAGCAGACCCCCGGACACAACGCCCGGTGGGGGAAAATTTGGGATGATCCCCGTTGCCAAAAGTACAAGCGCCCGGAACAGGAAGATCATTGGATTTGGAATCATGACTTCTACAACGGCCCTGTTGAGGATTTGCGCTATATTGCCGCCCTGATCGGGGCCTGATAGGAGGGAAAAGCCATGACGATTTATCAGGTGTTGTGCTTGATTGGTGTTCCCGCCTTGATTTTGGCAGTATTCAAATACCTGTGGAGCCAAATCAAGCATAACACCGAGGATTCCAAGGCTTTGAAGGCCGGTATTCAGGCCCTTCTTCGGGCGCAGATGATCAGCGATTTCAATAAGTATTCCGAAAAAGGCTATGCCCCAATCTATGCACGGGATAATTTTGAAAATTGCTGGAAGCAGTATCATTCTTTGGGGGTGAATGGGGTGATGGACGATCTTCACAGAAAATTCTTGGAGTTGTCCACTGATCCCCCGGAAGAATGAGCAGACGAACCAAAAAGCCAAAGCGTGAGTTTTCCAAGCTGATCCTGTATGTGGTGGGGGCCGTAACCGTTGGGGTTACGGCCTTCACCCTTATCATGGTTTGGAAAACTGAAAACCTTGAACCGCTGGCCTATTTGATCCCCGCCATATTTGCTGAATTGGCAACCGCAACCGGGTTTTACTATTCCAAAGCCAAAGCCGAAAACCGGATCAAACTTCGGAAGTTGTATGGCCCGGAAATCTATAACGATGCAAAGGAGATTTGAAACCATGCTGAACGCTGTTTTGAACAATCTGATCAATATTGGGTGGGCCATGTTGATCTTCCTGTGTGCGTACCTGTCCAATGTTGCTTTTTCCCTTTACTACAACATCAAGGTTTTGCTTCAGCCCTTCGACAGACAGAAAATGATCAATTCCGGGCTGAAGGTTGCCACCTTCGTTGTGGGCCTGACCTTGCTTTGTGTAGCAATCACCACCCTTCCGATTTATGCGGATCAGCTTGGGTGGGCAATCCCGGAAGAATACACAGAAATTTTTGCTGATTTGGTTATTGTGGGCGCTGTGCTGATGGTGTCTTGTAAGTATATCGCAGAAGCCTTCACCAAGTTCAGGGCCATTCTTCAGGTGAAAGGAGATACAGAAAATGAGTAATTCCCCCCTTGCAACCTATACCCGGATCACGAAAAACAAAACCAGCCCCCGGAACCATGCCATTGACACCATCACGATTCATTGTATCGTTGGGCAATGGACAGCAAAACAGGGGTGTGATTATTTCGCCACCACAGACCGGCAATATTCCGCCAATTATGTTGTTGGTAAGGATGGTTCCATTGGCCTTTCCGTGGATGAAAAGGATCGTTCTTGGTGTTCCAGCAACGGCACCAATGACAACCGGGCAATCACCATTGAAGTTGCTTCCGACACCACCCACCCTTACGCCGTCACCGCCAAGGCTTATGCGGCCCTGTTGGATTTGGTAACGGATATTTGCAAGCGCAACAGGATCAAGAAGTTGGTGTGGAGTACGAACAAGAATGACCGTGTGAATCATCGGAACGGATGCAACATGACCGTTCATCGTGACTTCGCCAACAAAGCCTGTCCGGGGGAATATCTTTATTCCAGACACGGGGAGATTGCCGCAGAAGTCAACAGAAGGCTTCAGGACGCTTCCAATGGTGGTGGGGTAGTAGTTACACCCCCAGCCGCAGAAAAGCCCGCAGGCGGCACCACAGGGGCCACCGTGACCCCTTACCATGTGCGGGTGAAGATCACCAACCTGAATATCCGTAAAGGCCCCGGCACAAACTACGGTGCAACCGGCTACATCCAGCCCGGTATTTATACCATCGTGGCTGAAAGCACCGGCAAAGGTGCGGCCAAGTGGGGCAAACTGAAAAGCGGTGCCGGGTGGATTTCCCTTGACTACGCCACTAAAACCTGACCATGAGAAAAGGCCCTTCCGGTTCAAGCTGGAAGGGCCTTTTTTGCGTGTTTCTACTATGTTACTAATAACCCCGATTTCACCGAACTTCAAAGGGCTGAAATGTTCAGTATTTGGGCGTTTCAGAGCGTTGCAGAGTAGAAATATTTATGGTATAATAAAAACAGACGAACCCCGAACCCTTGATTTTTCAGGGGTTCGGGGTTTTCTTGTTACTAATGTGTGCATAGTTCAGCGTTCAGCGGCCTAAAATGTTCACCGGTTTGAACCCTATGGAATCAGTTCCACGGTGGCCTTCAGTTCGTCCAAAGTCTTGTGATTATAGACCCGGTTTCCCGTGTCCTTGGACACATGACCCATGAGCAAATCAATACATTTCCGGTTGGCCCCGGCGCTATCCAATTTGGTTTCAAAGGTGTGGCGGCATTCGTGCGGGGTATGATTCAGCTTCAGGGCCTTCATAATATCCGCCCAAAATATCCGGTATTGGGTTTGATTGCAAACCTTCCCATTGTAGCTGATCAGCCGGGGGCCACCTTCGGCAAGCCGCCGTTCAATCAAGGGCCTGATCTTTGGATGGATGGGAACAATGCGGTTCTTACCGGCTTTCGTTTTGGTGCCGCCCTTCATCGTGCCTTCCTTCAAGTCTATATCTTCAGGTTTCAGGTTCAAAAATTCAGAGATACGCCACCCGGAATATAGCAAGATCAAAACAGTATCAACCCAAGGATCAGACTGATGTTCCCACACCGTTTTGATTTCATCGTTGGTGAACGGAAGGCGGCTGGTGGGCGGTATTGGATCAGAAGTCAGAAGTTCAGAGAAGCACCGGTTTATTATATCCATTTCAAGGGCGAACCGGTCAAGGTGGCCCCACAGGTTCTTGATAGCCGCTTGGGTGCTATACCCTTTCCCACAACCATCAATAGTTTCTTGCATTTGGTAGGATCGCAGTTGTTTATAAGGCTTGTTCACATACGCTGAACAATGCTTGAACGCTGAACAGAGGGAAGAACGGTTGGATTCCCCCAGCTTTGGGGCCTTCTTTTCTTTCCAGAGGTCAAAAAGCTGTTGAAGGGTGATCTTGGCCCGGTCAACATCCCAAGGATCACGGTTGTATTCAGCAAGCATGATGTTCCCGGCTTCACGGGTTTCAGCATAGCCGATAATGTCATAGATGGGATGGCCTTTGTCATTCCAACCTATGGTTTTCTTCACAATGTATGGGCGGCGGCGTTGGCCTGATAGCTTTGCAACCGTTCCATACCCGTTTGGATTTCGCATTATATCACCTGAACTTTCAAAATTGGGTATGGCAAAGCTAAACCCCATGTGATATAATGTTCAAAGGCGTTTGAAACATTAACTTCAAAAGGGTTTGTTTCGCCTGACCGCTTCCGGTGTGCAAGACCGGGGGCGGTCATTTTTTTTGCATTTGTTCCATATCCGTTCCGCTTAAAATCCTTGCGGGATGTGGCTTTGAGAGAATGGAACACTTGGAACAGATATTATATTACTTCAAAGAGTAGATAAAAAATATATAAAAGAAAAGGAGTATATAGAGAACCGGCGCTTTATCTGTTCCACCTGTTCCAAAGCCTTGATTTTCCTGTGTTTTCAGGGATTGGACGGCGGAACGGATGTGGACAGATCGAGTTTGGCAAGTTCACCTTTGACCTGTTCCAGAACTTCAGGATATTCAGAATCAGGGTTCATGGAATATTGATCTTCGTATTTTTTCAGGGTGTTCAGATACCGGTTCCAATGGGTGGCTTTGGCCTTTGCGGTTTTCAATTCATCAATCTTGGCTTTCTGATCGGAATAGGAATCTAACAAAACCCGTTCTTTCTGACTATCAGCCGCCTTGAAGAAAGAAGCTGGAAGATCAGATGTGTAAGGGATGATCCCGGCCTTGGCCGCTTGATCCACCGTCAGGGCTATTTGCATACCATATTCATAGCGGGAAAAGAATGTTTCAAGGTTCTTCGTCTTTTCAAAGATGTTCAAACAATCTTGAACAATCCGCATATGGTTTTTGGCTTCTGCTACGGTGTAGGCCCCCGGCATGGATTTAATAGCCCGTTCCGGGTTCAGATTGGAATGAACCTGAACGGTGGGTTCTGTTTTGGGTGGGGCCTTCTGTTTTGGCTTTCTTTTTCGCAGAAGCAGGAACAGGAAGAACCCCATAATGACATCCATTATGATGAACACGGGGCGGAGTTCTGGCGCTTCCGTAAAAAACATGATTGTGTAGACGATAAACCCGAAACTGAAAAAGAAGATTCCAAAGCCTTTCAAAAACTTCTTCATCCAGCCACCTTCTATCTAATATCACTTTGGAAGGCTACGGCTTTTCCAAGAATCCTGATATGATTCAGTTCTTCGCCTGTGTAACGCATGGTTTTATACTTTGGATTTTCAGCGAACAACAACAGTTCGTTTTCTTCAGGATTATATTGAACACGCTTCAATGTGGCTTCATCACCAATCAGGACAGCGGCAATTTCACCATCATCCACCATTTCCTGTTTTCTGATAAACACAATATCCCCGTCATAGATTCTGGCCCCGATCATGGAATCACCCTTGGCCTTCAAGCAGAAATCAGCATGAATGTTTGCACCAGCTTCCACATACAGTTCCTTTTCTTCGTTGGCAAAGATAGGGGTTCCACAAGCAATGTTCCCAAGTAATGGGAACTTTCGCTTTTCAATTCTAAATAGGTTATCCAATTCAACTTCTTCTTTCCAGCCCATTAAATAGGCCGGTGTGGTGTGAAGAACTTTCGCCAAGTCTGCTATTTTATCACGGCGCATATTGGCGATAATCCCATTTTCCCATTTCCGAACGGTGCTTTTACCTACGCCAACAGCATTGCCCACCTGTTCAAGAGTAAGATTATTTTCTTCACGCAAAGCCTTGATTTTTTGGCCCATAGTCAAATCAGCCACATCAACACCCCTTTCACGGTTAGTAACAACAGTATAACCGCAATGTGTCCTTTTTGCAACCCCTAAAGCGAAAAAACAAAAAAAGTTTCCTTTAATCCACAAATGGGGTTGACAAGCAACAAGGGGTGTGATACTATGATGGTGTCCTAAAAGACACGGCAAAAGCGAATAAGACACCGAAAGGGGTATATGAGATATGAAGAAGTTCAGCGCAATAGTCAAGGACGGAACTAAAACCGTTTTCATCACCAATCAGGAATACCGGACAAAGGCCGACTTCATTCATGATCTTCGATGCAACGGGTACAAGGTCAATCCGATGAAGGTCAAGACTTCCCGGACTTTCGATTACATCATCAATCACACCAACTGTAACCCGTGGGATTGGAAACTTACTGATAAAGAAGTTGATGATATTACGGATTATCACCCCGGAAGGAGTATGTGAGATATGGAAGTTTGGAAAGAAAACAAACAGACGGGCCTTTCTTGTGGGATCAATGACTTTGGTGAATTGTTCCTTGGCAATAAAGGAAGCGGATACAATTTACCCGACACCCCCGAAAATCGTGAATATATTTTGAATGATTTTGACTATTGGAATCAATAAGCCGAAACGGGCCTGATGGCCCGTCTACCGGAACCGCCCCACCGGTGCTGATGATGGCAGGGCAACAGCGACAACATGAGCGCCCCCGGTTTATGGGTTCGGGTATTGGGTATCAATCCCCATGTAAAAGGTATGACCGCCCGGAAATTGCTTGTTGGGGCTTTGGCTGTTCTATTTTTGAAGAAAGGATGTGAGCGAATGAACAAGGCCCGCTTGGAATATGAAATGTCTGTTCGGGGTGTCACCCGTGCCAAGCTGTGTGAAGTCCTTGGGATTTCCCGATCCGCCTTTTACCGAAAGTGTAATGGGGGTTCGGAGTTCACCCAAGGCGAGATTCAGAAGATCGTGGATTTTCTGAACCTTGAAACCCCGGTGGGAATTTTTTTTGATGCGAAAGTGTCCTAAAGGACACCACAAGGAGTAAGAACCATGAATGAAGTCAGTTTGAAACCGGTCATTGATGAACTTGAAACCTTGTTTTCAAAGTTCAACAAAGCCTTCTTTGAAGAGAAGCTGGAAAAGCCTGTGATCACCGTTTCCCCGGATCATACCCGTGGGGCCTATGGGTGGTGTACCGGTTGGAAGGCGTGGCAAGACGGCACCAAGGAAGGCGGCTATTACGAAATCAACCTGTGTGCTGAATACCTGAACCGCCCCTTTGAAGAAACCTGTGGAACCTTGCTTCACGAAATGGTTCACCTTCAGAACCTTCAGGACAATGTTCAGGACACTTCCCGTTCTGGTTCCTACCACAACCGGAAGTTCAAGGAAACCGCTGAAGCCCACGGGCTGACCGTGGAGAAAGGCGAAAAGTACGGATGGCACAAAACCACCCTGAACCCGCAAGCTGAAGCCTTTGTGAAATCCCTTGGCAAGTCCGGGTTCTGTCTGGTTCGGCCCCGTACCAATCCGCTGAAGGGTTCCCGGAAGGGGGGGGGATCAAGTTCCCGCAAGTATGTTTTCCCCTGTTGCGGAACCATCATCCGGGCCACCAAGGAAGTTCATGTTCTCTGTGGAGAATGTGAAGTGGCCTTTGAAGAACAAGAGTGATAACCCAATAAAGCTGTTTGAAAGGAGTACGCACAATGACCACCTTTGCAGAGCGTTTGAAGAACGCTATGGAACAGGCCAACATGAGCCAATCCGCCCTGTCTGAACAGGCCGGGGCTTCCAAGGCCGCTATCAGCCAATATCTTTCCGGGAAGAACACCCCCGGCCCTGACCGTATCAAGGCCCTTGCCGATGCCACCGGCGTTTCCTTTGATTACCTGATGGTCTATGGAGCCGCCCCGGTTGCTGAACCGCCCATCAAGAAGATCAGCGTGAAGGAAGCCGCCCGGTGCATGGGTAAATCTGATCAGTTCGTCAGAATCGGCCTTCAGCGTGGCCTTCTTCCCTTCGGGAACGCTGTTCCCGGAACCGGTGCTTGCTGGAATTACTACATCAACCCCACCAAGTTCCGTGATTATGTGGGTGCTGATCAGTTCAATTCCTTCTTCGGCCTTACGGCCTGATTTCTGAAAAGGAGTAAATGAGATGAAAACCAGATTTGATGGAACCCTGTGGATCGGGGCCGGTGGACAGGCTTTCCGCCCCGCCGAAATGGAAACCGATCACCTGTTGAACACGGTGAAGATGCTGAAGAACCGCCCCGGTGTGGTGGTGTCTATGGTGGTTCGTGATATTGAAGCCACCCCCGATTGTTGCCCCTTTGATCCCTTCAACGGCGGTCATTCCGGGATGGTGAAGCAGTCCTTGTTCAATATCACTTCCCTTTCCCCGGAACAGGTGAGTGATTACGCCTTGAACAGCCCCTTGGGAATGGCTATGAAGGCCGAACTTCTTTCCCGTGGCGTGAATGTGGAAAACTACCTTTCCATGATTGAAGCGCCTGAAACCCTATGATCAGCCTATTCCAGCACCAGCAACAGGCCCTTGACGAAACCGAGGGAAAGAACCGGGTTGCCTATTACCTTGATATGGGCCTTGGCAAGACCTTCGTTGGTTCCGAAAAAATGATGAAGCTAAACCGCCGTGTGAATCTGGTGGTGTGCCAATGTTCAAAAGTTCAAGACTGGATTGAACATTTTCAAGACTACTACACCCGGAATTGTGTGTTTGACCTGACCAACCCCAAAACCTTCAAATGGTTCTTTGAACAGGTTCAGCATGAAGTTCCAACCCTGATGATTGGCGTGATCAACTACGCACTGACCTTCAGGCGGAATGTGCTGAAAACCCTGACCGGCTTCACGCTGATGTTGGATGAAAGTTCCTTGATCCAGAACGAGAACGCCAAACGGTCAAAGTTCATTCTTGGGCTGAAACCGGATAATGTGATCCTTCTGTCAGGCACCCCCACGGGCGGCAAGTATGAAAACCTGTGGAGCCAATGCCAACTGTTGGGGTGGAAGATTTCAAAAGAACTGTTCTGGAAGCAGTACATTCAAACGGAATGGGTTGAAACCGATGGATTTTGGCGGCAACAGATTACCGGCTATAAGAATGTTGACCGGCTGAAAATGAAGCTGGCCGAACATGGGGCCGTTTTCATGACTACCGAACAGGCCGGAATCAGCCTTCCAAAACGGAACTGGATCAAGGTCAAAACCCGCCCTTCACCCCTTTATTGGAAGTTCTGGAATGATCGCTATATTGCGATTGACAGCGCCAACCTTGGTGAATTTGAACTGGATGCGGATTTCTACGGTTCCAATGCCCATTGTGAACGGGAATTGATCGGTGATACCAGTTTGACCCGCCGCCTTTACGCCCGTCAGCTTTGCGGCCTATATAACCCGGCCCGTTATGAAGCCTTCCGGGATTTGGTGAACAGCACGGAAGATCGCTTGATTGTGTTCTATAACTTCACGGAAGAAATGGAACGCCTGAAGGGGATTGCCAAGGGCCTGAACCGGCCTGTGTCTGTGCTTTCCGGTGAAGAAAAGAACTTGGATGCTTACCGCTACCAGCATAACAGCATTACCTTCATTCAGTATCAGGCCGGTGCAATGGGCGGCAATTTCCAGCTTGCCAACAAAATCATTTACTTCAGCCTTCCCCAAGGTTCGGAATTGTGGGAGCAATCCCAAAAGCGTATTCACCGCCTTGGGCAAGAACGGCCATGTTTCTATTACCTGATGATCTGTCCGGGAACGGTTGAAGAAGATATTCTTTCCACTTTGGAAATGAGAAAGGACTATACCGATGAACTATTCAGAAAGTATGAGCAAGCGGCAACAGCGCCGCAAAGCCCTTAACCAGCGGTTCAGGCGGATGTTCCTTGTGGCCCTTCTGATGGGCCTTGCAATGGGGTTTATATTTGGGCGCTGTTCTGCTGTCAACAGCAAGGCCCCGGATGCCCCTATTGAATCGGATCAGCTTACCGCCGTGGCCCCGGATGTGACCTTGGAGCCGGTGGAAACTCCGCTGGTGGAAGAACCCGCCGAACCTGAACCGGTGCTGTTGGGCAGTTTCAGAATTACCGCCTATTGTTCCTGTGAAAAGTGTTGCGGCGAATGGGGCAAGAACCGGCCCAACGGCATTGTGTATGGTGCCGCTGGTGTGGAACTGAAAGCCGGTGTTTCCTGTGCTTCCCCGCTTCCCTTGGGAACCGTGGTGGAAGTGGAAGGCTTGGGTGAATACATCGTTCAGGATCGCCCCGCCCAATGGGTGATTGACAAATACGGTGAAAACCAGATCGACATTTATTTTGACAACCATGAAGCCGCTTCCGCCTTCGGCCTGAAGCAGTTGAATGTTTATCTGAAAGGAGAACCCGAAAAATGATCAAATGCGAAAATGCTTGCCCCCGTGGAAAATTTGATGGGTGTTGCCACAAATGCCCGGAGTTCCACACTTGCCCTGATTCCTGTCAGGAAAACCCGAACGCCTGTGGTTCGGCCACCTTCGATGAAGAAACGGCCCTTCAGGAGTTCAAGAACACCCAGCTTGCCACCCTGAACGCCATTGCTTCCCTGACCGCCCACAAGAAGGCCATTGAGGATCAGGAAAAGGAAATGAAGGCCAAGTTGTATGAAGCAATGGTGAAGTTCGGTGTGGATAAGTTTGAATCCGATGTTCTGAACCTTACCCTTGTGAAGCCCACCAATGCCACCAGCATTGATTCCGCCAAGCTGAAGAAGAAATACCCGGACATTGCTTCCGAGTGTTCCAAGACCACCGCCAAGGCCGGTTATGTGAAGATCACCCTGAAGGAAGGTGGGCAGTAATGACCGTTGAACAGATTGAACTTCGGAGGATTTTAACCCAAATGTTGGCGGATAACGGGATCAACCGTGAAACCATCAAAGGCTTTGTGGAAGAAATTGTTTCTGAAAAAGTTGATCGGGCGATTGACCGGATTATTCATGAAACCAACATGGATTCTCTTGTGAGAACAACGGTTCAGAACACTATCAACCGCACCATTTCTGATGAAGTGAGCTGGAATGTTCGCCGGGTGCTTGGAAGGGTTTCAATTTCCATTGAAACCCACGGGAACTTCAGGGGTGAAGCCGATGGAAAAGCAGATTGATATTTGTGCCACCTGTGTTCACGATGAACCCGGTTATTGTTCCGTCATTGGCACCATTCCCCATTGCTGTTCCCGCCATTGGCATTGCGAACCGGGAAAAGCCGCAAAGGACTATGTTCCCAAACAGGAAGAAGGTGAAGCTGATGGCAAGGGATGAAGTATGGGATGCCCTGAAGAATCATGCCAAACAGGTTCATTCAGAACGGGTTGCAAAGAACCCCGACCGGATCGCCTATGCCATTCAGCAGTTTGAAGCCCACGGCATTGAATACCAACTGAAGAATGAGCAAACCGGACATTTCCATTGTTGGCGGAAGTCTGATGATAAACTGTTCCAATTCTACGCTGGAACGGGTAAAATTCAGGGCTTCACCCAAGTCAGAGGTATTCACAGCCTGATTCAGATGTTGGAGGGGTGAGCCGATGGCCGGTGAAAAAAACTTTGAAAATCGCCTGAAGGAATGGCTGGAAGCTGAAGGGATATATCCCTTGGGTGAACCTGTTGACCACATGAGCGCCCCGCCCTGTGGCTTCTATGAAAAGCGTTGGGGTGGAAGCCGGTATGTGAAAAGCGGCCTTCCCGATATGCGGATCACCGTGAAGGGCATTGCCCTTGAAGTGGAGCTGAAGGCCACCGATGGAACCCCATCTGTGCTTCAGAAGCGTAACTTGGCCCAAATCAACGGTTCACAGGGGTTCGGGTTCATCCTTTACCCGGAAGGCTTTGAAGCCTTCAAGACTATTGTGAAAGGGGTGAAACAATGCGAGTTTCCCACAGCCGGGTTGAAGTCTTTGATAGATGCCCATACAAATACCGCTTGCGATATGTGGAAGGGATAGATACGATCCCAAACACGGACGCAGACAACGCCCTGATCCTTGGCACCGCCCTTCACACCGGCATTGAAGAAGGGGTTGAACAAGCCCTTGACTTCTACAAGAACAGCTTCCCGGTTCTGACGGATGATCACATTCATGAAATGATGAAGCTGGAAGCAATGATCTCCAAGGCAAAGGCCATGTTGCCGCCCGGTGGTTCCTTTGAATTGCCCATTGGGAACGGCGATTTCATCGGCTTTATGGATTACCTGTGGCCCTGTGGTTGGGATTCCAGAACCAATGAAACCTTGTTTGATCTGTACGATTTCAAGTATTCCAACAACGCCAAGAACTACGCCGTTTCCGGTCAGCTTCACGAATACAAGTATTGGTATGAACTGACCCATCCCGGCCACCGGATCAGGAATATGTATTTCCTGATTGTTCCCAAGCCCAAGATCAGGCAGAAAAGCACCGAAACCCTTTCCCAATTCCGTGACCGCTTGCAAGCGGCCTTGAAAGATGCTGAACCAACGCTGATGCCGGTTCAGTACAACCCCATGAAGATTGTGGACTTCCTGACCGATGTGAAGCACATGGTTGAAGCCACAGACTTTCCCAAGAACCCAAACCATTTTTGTGGATGGTGTGAGTATGAAGAATATTGTCAGAAAGGATGGGATTATATGTTACTTCCCAAGAATGAACGCCGTGATCTGAACGCCACCAAGAAGAAGGTTGTGTGGCTTTACGGCGCACCCTTCAGCGGCAAAACCTTCTTTGCCAATCAGTTCCCCGATCCCCTGATGTTGAACACGGATGGCAACATCAAGTTTGTGGATGCCCCCTATATCGCCATTCGTGACACCGTTACGGTGGAAGGCCGTATCACCAAGCGCAAGTTGGCCTATGAAGTGTTCATGGATGCCGTGGCCGAACTGGAAAAGAAACAGAACGATTTCCGAACCATCGTGGTTGACCTTCTGGAAGATGTTTATGAATCGTGCCGGGTTTACATCTGTGATCGTCAGGGCTGGAAGCATGAATCTGATGATTCCTTCCGTGCGTGGGATATGGTCAGAAGTGAGTTCCTGAACACCCTGAAGCGGCTTGTGAATCTGGACTATGAAAACATCATCCTGATCAGCCATGAGGACAGAAGCCGTGACCTGACCCGCAAGGGCGGCGATAAGATCAGTTCTATCAAGCCGAACCTTCAGGATAAGGTGGCAAATAAGGTGGCCGGTATGGTTGATCTGGTGGCCCGTATCGTGGCGGACGATGATGAACGGGTGCTGTCTTTCAAGACTTCTGAAGTGATCTTCGGCGGTGGCCGTTTGACTGTCCGTGATAAGGAAATCCCGCTGACCTATGACGCTTTCTGTGAAGTCTACGAGGAAGCCAACCAGAAGGCCGCAGGAGCCGTGAAGCGTGGCGGCAATACCCCGGCTACCCCCGCACCTGAAACCACCGACACGCCCACCACAGCGCCCAGCAGAAGGGGCAGAAAGGTCAAGACTGAAACCCCGCCCCCGGCTGATAACTATGATCCGGTTGAAGATGCGGCAAAGGCGGCTTGTGGTGATCCTGATGGAACTTGGACACCGGGCGGCGGTGAAAAGGATGATTCTGTTCCTGTTGATGAACCGGCCACCGGTGACACCCCGCCTTGGAACGATCTTCCCAAATGCCCGGACGGTGAACGCATTTTCAGACAGCACGATCAGAACCCGGAAATCCCCCTTTGTCCGTCCATTGACGCTGGCCACCGTTGCCACAAGGAAGGCGGCCCCGATGGTTGCCCCCTGTGGGATCGCCCCAAGGCACAGGCAGAGGAACCCGCACCCAAGACGGATGCTAACCCGCCCCGCCGTACCCGGAAGAAGCGTGAAGAATAATGGCTGATGTGCTGATGATTGCCGGGAAGCCTGAAACCATCTTCAAGGCCCGTGATTTTGAATATCTGGTTGAAAAATACATGGGTTATGAAGCGGCCAAGTATTTCCGGGAATACGCTGAAAAGGCTGATGAAGAAGTCAGATCGGCCAAGGCCGGTGAGAACACAGACCTTGCTTCCTATGAAGCTGACCTTGAAAGCAATCACAGAGCCTTTCAGGACATTCAGACGGAAGCCGCAGTTATCACCGGTGTTCTTCAAGAAAAACGGATAAACCGTGAGAAGATCGCCCATGCAGTCAGGGAAATTGGAAAAATTCTTTCCAACCAAATATAAAAAACAACATTTTTGGAGGTAAAAAACTATGGCTATTGATTTTGACAAGATTGATCGTTCTGTTGATCTGAAGGGCCTTCAGGCTGATGTGGAGGATGCCAAGAAGAACGGCGGCGGTGATTTCCCCACCATTCCCGCTGGCAAGTATGAAGTGAAGCTGGAAAGCATGGAGATCAAAGGCACCAAGGCTGATCCTAACCGCCCCATGCTGGCCGTGTCCTTCAAAATCCTGTCCGGTGAGTTCAAGAACCAGCGCCTTTTCATGAACCGTGTCCTTTACGGCACCAAGAATGACAAGAACATGATCGCTTCCGCTATGGGCTTCCTTGAAAAGCTGGATTCCGGTGTTCCTGTCAGCTTCACCAGCTACAAGCAGTTTTCCCAGCTTGTTCTTGATGTGGCGGAAGCCATTGATGGAAACTTGGAATATGCGGTGGACTACGATGATTCCCGCTTCAATTCCATCACCGTTGAAGAAGTTTTCGAGGTTGAAAACTGACCCAAAATTTTTTACAATGGAAGTGTCTTTTAGGACACGAACCACTTTTGAAAGTTCACTTTCAAGCCGGGGCGAAAGCCCCGGAATGGCCCCAAGTGAAAGCCTTCCCGTGGCGGGGCTGATAAGGCGGAAACGCTGACCGATTTCACAAAAGCTGAAAGGATGTGAGTTGATGATCTTCTATGATTTTGAGGTTTTCCGGTATGACTGGCTGGTTGTCCTGATCGACCTGAACGCCCGAAAAGAAACCGTGATTATCAACGATCCCGACAAGCTGAAACGCTTCTATGAGGAACACAAGGGTGTGATTTGGGCCGGTTACAATTCCCGGAACTATGATCAGTACATTCTGAAGGCCATTCTGTGTGGGTTTGATCCAAAGCCTGTGAATGATTGGATCATTGCAGAGGCTAAACCCGGTTACAGATATTCAAGCCTGTTCAGGGAATACCCGCTGATCAATTATGATGTGATGCCGAACCCGCCAATCAGCCTGAAGGCGCTGGAAGCGTTCATGGGCCATTCCATAAAAGAAACTTCTGTTCCCTTCGACATTGACCGGCCTTTAACTGAAGCAGAGTTGGCCGAAACGGTCAAATATTGTCGCCATGATGTGGAACAGACAGTGGAAGTGTGGTTACGGCGGAAGGAAGATGAATTTGATGCCCAAATGTCACTTGTGAAGGCGTTCCACCTTCCCATTTCTGACATTGGCCGCACCAAAGCACAGCTTTCCGCCAAAATCCTTGGGGCCGTTCAAAGGGAACACAATGATGAATTTGAAATTGAGTTCCCGCCCAGCTTGCGGATCGAAAAATACACAGAAGTTTTGAATTGGTACAAGAACCCCTTGAACCGTGATTATTCCAAAACCCTTGAACTGGATGTGGCCGGGGTTCCCCATGTGTTCGCTTGGGGTGGCCTTCACGGGGCCATTCCCAAATATCACGGGGAAGGTTGGTTTGTCAATGTGGATGTGGCTTCCTATTACCCGTCTTTGATGCTGGTTTATAAGTGGCTTTCCCGTAATGTTCACGATCCTTCCAAGTATGCGGAAATTTATCACACCCGCCTGAAGCTGAAGGCGGAGAAGAACCCCATGCAACAGCCTTACAAGATTGTTCTAAACAGCACCTATGGCGCTATGAAGGATAAGCACAATGCCATGTATGATCCCCGGCAAGCCAACAATGTTTGTGTGGGCGGTCAGCTTCTTCTTCTGGATTTGATTGAACGGCTGGAAGATCATTGTGAAATTATCCAGAGCAACACGGATGGTATTTTGGTCAAACTTCGCCGGTATGAAGATTTTGAAATGCTGGACGATCTGTGTTGGGAGTGGGAGCAAAGAACCGGGATGCGCCTTGAATTTGATGAATTTCAAAAGGTGTATCAGAAAGATGTGAACAATTACATCATTATTCCTTCCGGGCCGCTTCGTGATGAAAAAGGGAAACCCCGCTGGAAGTGCAAGGGTGCCTATGTCAAAAAGCTGTCTGATCTGGATTATGACCTTCCCATTGTCAACCGGGCCATTGTGAACTATTTCCTTCAAGGTATTGCCCCGGAAGAAACCATTCTGGCCTGTGACCGCTTGCGGGATTTCCAGAAGGTTGTGAAGGTTTCCAGCAAGTACAAATATGCACTTTATTCCCCGGTGATTACGGAAGCCAAAATCAGGGATGAAAAAGGCCGTTCTAAGAAAATCACCCGCTTCAGCGGCGGTGAGGTTCAGACGGATAAAACCTTCCGGGTGTTCGCTTCCAAGGATCAGAGCAAGGGCGGAATCTTTAAGGTTTCCGGGAAAATCGTCAAGGGCCGGGAAAAGAACCCTGAAAAGTTCGGCAACACCCCGGATCATTGTTTTTTCATCAATGATGATGTGACCAACCTTCCTATCCCGGATGAACTGGACAAGCAATATTACATTGATGTTGCTTGGGATCGGTTGAAAGATTTCGGGGTGGAACGATGAACAATAAAACCTTTCGGGGGGGGGAGCGTTGAAGCATGGAACTTCAAGATTTAACCGGAAAAACCTTTGGAAAATTAACGGTGATTCGCAGGGAAGGAAGCCTGAATAATCACCCGGCGTGGCTTTGCCGTTGTGATTGCGGCAATGAAACCGTTGTAAGAGGAAGGGCATTGATAAGCGGAAACACCAAAAGCTGTGGTTGCCTTCGAGGTATCAACCATTTCAGAATCCATAACGGGAAAGGAACCCGTTTATATCGCATTTGGAAAGCCATGAAAACCAGATGTACCAATCCGAACACAAATGATTGGAAGAACTATGGTGGGCGTGGAATTACCGTCTGCCCTGAATGGTTGAATGATTTTCAAGCCTTCCACGATTGGGCCATGTCACATGGGTATCAAGATGATTTGACCATTGATCGGATTGATGTGAATGGAAACTATGAGCCGGGGAATTGCCGATGGGCAACAAGAAAAGAACAGCGGCACAATCAAAGGGTGGTGACAGCATGAATGGTTCTCTTTTTCGTGGCTATGTGCCTACCAGAAACAAACAATGCCTTGAAAAGTTCAAAGGCGTTGAAAAACTGAAAACCCGTTCTGAAGTCCAAGACCTTGATGAATACGCCGGTATTCTTGGGGAAGAAACCATCCTGATTGATGTGGATGATGCGGAAACATCTGAACTTCTGTTCAGAATGGTTCAGGATTTAGAACTGAAGTGCAGAGTGTACGCCACCACACGGGGAAAACACTTCTTGTTCAAGAACTGTGGTGTTAAAAAAAGCTGGACGAAATGCACCTTGGCCGTGGGTATCACCACGGATGGAAAGGTTGGAGCCAATAACAGCTATGAAATCTTGAAGTCCGGTGGCGTGGAACGGCCCATTCTGTATGACTTCCCTGAAGGGGAGATTCAGGAACTTCCCAAGTGGCTGACCCCGGTGAAAAGCAACTATGATTTCCCGAACCTTGGCGAAGGTGATGGGCGGAACCAAACCCTGTTCAACTACATTCTGACCCTTCAGAGTGACGATTTTACCAAGGAAGAAGCCCGTGAATGTATCAGGCTGATTAACCGTTATGTGCTGAAGAAGCCCCTTTCCGACAAGGAACTTGATGTGATCCTTCGGGATGATGCCTTCAAGAAAACATCCTTCTTCCGGGATAAAACCTTCCTGTTTGATAAGTTCGCCACCTACCTGAAGAACAACAACCATATTGTGAAGATCAATAACCAGCTTCACATTTACAAGGATGGTATCTATGTTTCCGGTGCCGGTGAGATTGAAGGGGCCATGATCAAGCTGATCAGCAACCTGAAACGGGCGTGGCGTTCGGAAGTCCTGTCCTATCTGGAAATCATGATTGAGGAAAACACCAAGGCCACCAACCCGAATATCATTGCTTTCAGCAACGGCCTTTACAATATCCGGGATGGTTCTTTCAAAGAGTTCACCCCGGATGTGGTCATTACAAACAAAATCCCGTGGCCGTACAACCCCGCCGCCCATGATGATCTGTTGGATCATACCCTGAACCGGCTGGCCTGTGATGATCCTGAAGTTCGGGCCTTGCTGGAAGAAATGGTGGGCTATTGTATGTACCGCCGCAATGAACTTGGCAAAGCCTTCATCCTGATTGGCGATAAGAGCAACGGCAAATCCACCTTTCTTCATGTGGTGAAGAACCTTCTTGGGGATCAGAACATTGCTTCCCTTGACCTGAAGGAATTGGGCGATAGGTTCAAAACCGCTGAATTATTTGGCAAGCTGGCGAACATCGGTGATGATATTGGTGATGAATTTATTGCCAATGCTTCCGTGTTCAAGAAGTTGGTCACGGGTGATCGGGTGAATGTGGAGCGCAAAGGCCAAGATCCTTTTGAGTTCAACAATTATTCCAAGTTCCTGTTCAGCGCCAACAATATTCCCCGTATCAAGGACAAAACCGGAGCCGTTCAGCGGCGTTTGGTGATCGTTCCCTTCGATGCCAAGTTCACCCCCAATGATGCAGACTTCCGCCCGTTCATTAAGGATGAACTGTGTGAACAGGGTTCAATGGAATATCTGGCTTTGCTTGGCCTTCAGGGGTTGAAGCGGGTATTGGGCAACGCACAGTTCACCACTTCAAGCCGGGTTCAGGGGCAGTTGGATGAATATGAGGAAAACAACAATCCCATTATTGGCTTCATCAATGAAGTGGGCCTTGAAGGGATTGAGAATGAAGCCACCGATTCCGTATATCGCCGGTACAAAGAATATTGTATTGCAAACAATTTCCAAGCCCTTTCCAAGATTGAGTTTTCCCGGCAGATCACAAAACGCTGTGGCTTTTCAACGGCCCTGAAATGGATCAGAAACAAAAGAACCCGTGTGTTTTTGAAAGGCGGTGAAGATGTTTGAGTGGTTCCAAAAAGGTGTTTACCACCTTGGGCAGTTCCAACCATGTTCCTGAAGAACGGGAAGCCTTTGATTACTACGCTACCGATCCAAGGGCCGTGGAAATGCTTCTGGAGCTGGAACAGTTTTCCCCGGTCATTTGGGAACCGGCTTGTGGGGAAGGTCACATTTCCAAGGTGCTTCAGGCCCACGGCTATGAAGTTATTTCCACCGATCTGATTTACCGTGGCTTTGGTGATCCTGAACCGTTGGATTTCCTGACGGAAACGCTGGACGATTTTGAAGGCGATATAATCACAAACCCGCCGTATTCAATGGGGCTTGAATTTGTTCAACGGGCGCTTGAAAGCGTTCGGCCCGGTGGGAAAGTGGCTATGTTCCTGAAGGTTCAGTTCTTGGAAGGTCAAAAACGGGGTGAGTTCTTCAGGAATACCCCCCCCCGAAAGGTTTATATCAGCCGTTCCCGGCTGGCCTGTTATAAAAACGGCGATATGAGCGGAAAACCGGAAAGCGCCATTGCCTATGCGTGGTATGTGTGGGAAAAGGGGTTCACCGGTGATCCAATTATCAAATGGTTCAACTGAAAGGATGATGAATGATGGCAGAAACGAAAGTTGCAAAACACGCCTTGATCTGTGAGGAAATCAATGATCTGTACGCCCGGAAAAATCAGGATTACGGTGATAGTTTTCACCAGACCTTCATGGAAGAAGGAATGGCAATGGCCCGGATCAGGCTTGGGGATAAGCTGGCCCGGTTCAAGAGCCTGACCAAATCCGGGGTTCAGCAGGTGAAGGATGAATCTATCCGTGATACCCTGATTGACCTTGCCAACTACGCCATTATGACGGTGTTGGAACTGGATGCTATGAAAGAAGGTGGTTCTGATGAACGCTAACCGGTACATGCGGGATGCTTTGCGAACCGCTGACCGTTCCAGCACCGACCGCCTGAAGCTGGAATGTGCCTTGGGCCTTTGCGGTGAAGCTGGTGAAGTGGCCGAACAGGTGAAGAAGCATTTCTTCCACGGTCACGAACTGGACAAGCGCCACATGATTGAAGAACTTGGGGATGTGGCGTGGTATCTGGCGGTTCTGTGCAACGCTATTGGTTCTGACCTTGATACCGTCATGGAAGAAAATCTGAAGAAGCTGGAAAAGCGTTATCCTGAAGGCTTCGATCCTTACCGTTCACAGCACCGGAATGATTTTGGAGGTGTACTATGAAAATTATCAAACCCGATGTGCAGTTCATTACCCCGGTTGATGGGGCAATTATCCTGAAGCGGCTGGAAGAATGTGGCCGTGTGTGCTATAAGTCCGAGGATAAGATCACGGACACCAGCGCCCCGGCATTTGTGGCCGGTATCATCAAGCGTGGACATGAAGCGGTTCTGGAACATTGTTCCTTCACGGTGAAGTTTATCTGTGATCGTGGTGTTTCCCATGAGATTGTACGCCACAGAATGGCTTCCTATTGTCAGGAAAGCACCCGCTATTGCAATTACGGGAAGGGCAAGTTCGGGGAAGAAATCACCGTGATTGAACCTTGCTTCCTGAATGAAGGAACTGAAGGTTATAGAATGTGGGCAGGAATTTGTTCTCTTGCTGAAGCCTATTACTTTGATTTGCTTAATTTGGGTTGCACCCCGCAGGAAGCCCGTTCAGTGTTGCCAAACAGCCTGAAAACGGAAGTGGTTATGACAGCCAACATTCGGGAGTGGCGGCATTTCCTAAAGTTGCGCTGTTCCCCCGCCGCACACCCGCAGATGCGGGAAGTGGCCCTGATCCTGTTGGACAAGGTTCACGCCCTGATTCCGGTGTGCTTCGATGATATTTGGAGTGAATACCATGCCGATCTTTAAGAAATCCGGTGGGAAAATCTTTGGGGTGCAGTTCAACAAAGCTGAACAACGGGCCTTGGATCAGGCAATCAATGAACAGATTGTGGCGAATGATCGGGCCTTCGATATGGACAAGGAATCTTCCATTCTGTGGATGCTTCACACCCAATTTGGCTTTGGCCCCAAGCGCCTGAAAAAAGCATGGGATTTGTTCTATGCCGAAACCCGGAAGCTACGGGAATATTACCTGATGGATCAGACGGATGAAGGTTGGCTGGCCCGTCAAAAGCTAAAGGAAATCGGGTGTGATATTGAAGAATGGTACAGAGAAGAAGGAGGGAAAACCGATGCCTAAACCTTGGGAAAATGCTGAAGGGTATCACGATCCGACAGCCTACCACGGCACAAAGAACATCATCCGTGACGAGGATGAACAGCAGAAGCGGGTGAACACCCTGATCTTCGTCCTGAAGTACATCACCCGGTTGGCGGGGTTTGAACTTCTGAACCGTATTGAAATCAAAGACCGAAAGACCGGGAGGGAATATAAATGAGCGTGGAACCGCTTCGTTGTAAAAATAACCCGGCAAAAATTAAAGCCTATCAATGCCAAATCTGTGACCGGCTTGATGTTGATGATGTATCCGATAAACGGTTTTGCCGGTGTGGGTATTGGCCGGGGTGTGGTGATCCTGACGGATGCCGTGAAGCGTTCAAGCCGATTGAAGGCAACGGAAGGATTGGTGTTCACCGATGAAGAAAATGCTTGTGGAGCTTTTCTTGACAATGGTTATGATGGCCGTGGCGGAGTATTTCAGCATTGATCCGGCGTGGTTCCTGATCGTCTGGTATCTTGGGGATAAAATTCATACCCGGAACGCCTAACCAGCATTTCTTCAGTAGGAGTTGGAACAGCGTGTGGAACAGATATGGAACAGATGTTTTTAATATATCTGTTCCGTTCGGAAACCCTTGCAAATACTGACTTTTTCGCTTGTTTTGAACTTGTGGAACAGATGGAACAGATGTCAATATACTTTTCTTATATAAATAAAAAAATATATAAGATATGTGTATATAAGCAAATGTCCATTTTATCTGTTCCATCTGTTCCAAAGGCTTGAAAACCCTTGATTTTCAAGGGATTGTCTACGGAACAGATGTACCCTAAAACGGAACAGATACCCATAGAAAGGATGTGTTACATAGTGACTGATAAAGAACTTTCCAAACAGGCCAAAGAATATCTTTCCCAAATTCACAAAACTGATGCCCTGATTCAGCGGCTTACTAATACGGTTGCAACCTTGCGTTCCAGTTTGACTTCCATCGGTTGTGAAATGAACCCGGATAAGATTCAGACTTCAGGCCTCAAAAACACCCTTGAAGAAAAAATTATTAAGATCGTCAGCCTTGAAGAAGATATTGACCGGCGCATTGATGAACTTATTGCCTTGAAACAGGAAACTTTCAGAATGATCAAGCGGGTTCCTGATCTTGACCAGCAAAACATTCTGATTGCCCGGTATATCCAAAATCTGAAATGGGATTCGATTGCCGGTGAAATGGATCATGAAATTAGGTGGGTGTATAAAACCCACGGGAAAGCCCTGATTGCATTTGCAAACAGTAATGAACAGTTATTGGTTGTAGATGAACAGCCCCAAGAAGGTTTATAATACAAGCATGAAATTGCGCCTACGGGAAACCGGGGCGCTTTTTCCATACCTGAAGAAAGGCGGTGATCTGTGATGGCGAAAGGCAAATATGAACAATGGTTGACCGAGGAAGGTTTGCTTCAGCTTGAAGCATGGGCAAGAAACGGCCTGACCGATGAACAGATTGCCGCAAATATCGGGATTTGCCGAGATACTTTGATTGAATGGAAAAAGAGGTATCCCGACATTTCCGACACCCTAAAAAGGGGAAAAGATGTAGTTGATATTCAGGTTGAAAATGCTTTGCTGAAAAGGGCCTTGGGATATACCTACATTGAAACCACCCAAGAACGGGTTGAAGATTATGATCTCCATACCGGCTTGAAAATCGGTTCCCACATGGAAGTGACAAAGACCGTGACCAAGGAAGTTCAGCCTGATACAACGGCCCAAATCTTCTGGCTGAAGAACCGTAAGCCTGACACTTGGAGAGATAAGCGGGATGTTGGTATTGAAGGTAATCTGAATACTAATAATCCTTTCGCTGACCTATCCACCGAGGATTTGAAGAAGTTGATTAACCATGATTGATCCCGTTATTGTTCAAGGGGCCAAATGTGAATTGGCAAGGCGTGAGTTTTTCTATTATTGCCAAGTGAAGGCACCAGACTTCTACAAGGAAGATCGGGCCTTTCTGGTTGATTTCTGTGAACAGCTTCAGGATTTCTATTATTCTGATGATAAGGTTCTTGTGGTCAATCTTCCACCCCGGCATGGAAAGTCAAGAACCATCGGTTGTTTCGTTGAATGGGTTTTGGGCAAGAATCAGGCTGAAAAAATTATGACCGGTTCTTACAACGAAACCCTTTCCACCACATTTTCAAAGGGTGTCAGAAACACCATTTCTGAAGTTAAGGCCGATAAAAACAAAATCGTTTATAGTGACATTTTCCCCGGCGTTGAAATCAAGCGGGGTGATGGCGCTATGAATATGTGGAGCCTGACCACAGGTTACAACAACTATTTGGCAACTTCCCCCACCGGCACAGCCACAGGCTTTGGCGCTTCCATCATGATTATTGATGATCTGATCAAATCGGCAATGGAAGCGAATAACGCCAATACCCTTGAACAGCATTGGACTTGGTTCACCGATACAATGCTTTCCCGCTTGGAAGAAGGCGGGAAAATCATCATTGTTATGACACGATGGCACAGCCTTGATTTGGCCGGTAGAATTATTGACCACTACAAGAGCAAGGGCCAACCGGCGAAAACCGTTATTTATAAGGCGGTTCAGGATGATGGTTCTATGCTTTGCCCGGAAATTCTGTCCAAAGAAAGTTATGAAGAAAAAACCCAACTGATGGGATTGGACATTGCTTCCGCCAACTACCAGCAACAGCCCATTGACATTAAAGGGCGGCTTTATACCAGCTTCAAGACCTATTCCGAGCTTCCCAAGGACGCCAATGGGAAGCTGGTGTTCAGTAAAATTCAGAACTATACCGATACAGCAGACACCGGTGATGATTACCTTTGTAGTATCAACTACGGTGTGTATAACGGTGAAGCCTATGTTCTGGATGTGCTTTATACCAAAGAGGGTATGGAGATTACCGAACCGGCCACAGCCAAAATGCTTTATGATGGCAAGGTGAATGTGGCTGATATTGAAAGCAACAATGGCGGCAGAGGGTTCAGCCGAAATGTTGAACGGGAACTTCGGGAAAGGTATCAATCTACCCGGTGCATTATGCGGCCTTTCCATCAATCTGAAAACAAGATTGCCCGTATTCTTTCAAACAGCACTTGGATCATGAATCACCTTTATTTCCCGGTAAACTGGAAGGATCGCTGGCCTGACTACTATGAAGCAATGAACCGTTACCAAAAAGAAGGCAAAAACGCTCATGACGATGCCCCGGACGCAACCACCGGCATTGCTGAAAAAGTGGGCGGTGGCCCGGTATTTAGCTTCGATTAAAAACAGGATAGTAACAAATTGCCCCGGAAACCTTGTGTTTCCGGGTGCTTGCGTATATTCAGCAATAAAGAAAGGCGGTGAAGCCCGGTGTTTGAGCAACAGCATATCTTGAACAAGATTGAACAATGGGCTGAACGCCTACCCTATAAAACCCTGAAGATTGAAGTGGAACTTCCCAATCAATCATTGGTTTTGGAGAAGTCAAAGAACAGGCCGGTGGGCTTTGCCCCCCCCCGATGGAGAAAGGAAAGGGTGATTGAATATGTTTTTGAATGATGCAATGGAGCGTATCAACCGCCTGATCATTCAGGGTGGGCGAACCGGCATGACGGAACTTCAGTTCTTCGCCGCTGAAATCAAGGAATGGAAGGACAGCCCCCGGCGCAAGGATCAGTTGCGTGGTGATCTGTACTATGAAGGACAGCATGACATTCTGAACCGCCAAAGAACCATTATTGGCGCAGATGGCAAACTTCAGGTTGTGACCAATCTTCCGAACAACCGCCTGATTGATAATCAATATGCCCTGATGGTGGATCAGAAAACCAACTACCTTGTGGGTAAGCCTTTCACCCTGAATTGTCAGGATAAGGGCTATACTGACGCTTTGGGCAAGGTTTTCAATAAACGGTTCTACCGCCTGTTGAAGTATGTGTGTGAAGATGCCCTGAACGGGGGCCTTGGCTGGATTTACCCCTATTATACGGATGCCGGGGAACTGGCCTTCAAGCATTTTCCCGCCTATGACATTCTTCCTTTTTGGGCTGACGATGATCACACCATCCTTGATTGTGCGGTTCGCTACTACACCCAAGAGGTTTGGAACGGGTATCAAAAAGAAACCGTGGAGAAAGCCGAAATCTTCAAGCCTGATGGCATTTACCGGTATATCTATCAAAATGATATGCTGATTGCCGATGTGGAAGCCGGTGAACATGAAAACTATTTCATGGTTGAGGAAGAAGGGCAAGAACCCACGGGGTTCAACTGGACAAGGATTCCGCTGATCCCGTTCAAGTACAATAAGCAGGAAATCCCCCTGATCCGCCGTGTGAAAACCCTTCAGGACGGGATCAACACCATGATTTCCGACTTTGAAAACAATATGCAAGAGGACGCAAGGAACACCATCTTGGTTTTGAAGAACTATGACGGTGAAAACCTTGGTGAGTTTCGCCACAACCTTTCCACCTATGGAGCCGTGAAGGTTCGTGAGGATGGCGGGGTTGAAACCCTTCAGGTTGAAATCAATGCAGAGAACTACAAGGGCATTTTGGAACTTCTGAAGAAGTCCTTGATTGAAAATGCCCGTGGTTACGATGCCAAGGATGATCGTTTGAGTGGCAACCCCAATCAAATGAACATTCAATCCATGTATTCTGACATTGACCTTGACGCAAACGGCATGGAAACCGAGTTCCAAGCGGCCTTTGAAGAACTGCTGTGGTTCATCAATCAGGACTTCAGCAACCGGGGCCTTGGCGATTATGAAGGCGCTGATCTTCAGATCGTGTTCAACCGTGACATTCTGATCAACGAAACAGAATCCATTGATAACTGTTCCAAATCCGTTGGTATTCTGTCCAATGAAACCATTGTGGAACAGCACCCGTGGGTTACGGATGTTGAAGTGGAGCTGGCCCGGTTGCAGAAGGAAAAGGAAGAAGCCTTGGCACAGGCGCAGGAATACGCCGGTGCTTTCCAAACCGGCAATCAGAACAACGGTAATAATGGTGGGGGCGAATAACCCCCGCCGTTTCACAATATATGCCGGGGCAGACATTGAGTGTGGCGGGGTGCTATTACTCCTACCCGCCAAAGGGTGAAATTCCCTTCCCCGGCCCATTATGGCCCGTTAGTCAAGTGGTTAAGACACCGCCCTTTCACGGCGGTAACGCCGGTTCAACCCCGGCACGGGCTACCAGTGGCCGGTTCGCTACCGGCTGATGTGTGAGATTATCGGCTTACCACACAAAGAATGATAATGCCTGTTGAAAACTGCTTGCGTACCATCCGAGGTTCTATGTGAACCTTGGGCGCAAGTGTGACAATCTAAACGGGAAGCCGACCAAATAAGCTGAAGTGCATGGAACAGGCAGACAGGGCGGATTCAAAATCCGTTGCCGCAAGGCGTGTGGGTTCAAATCTCACCTTCAGCACCACTTTTCAGGATTGGAGGATTAGCCCATGAACAATGCGGATTATTGGCGGGGCCGGTTTTCCATCTTGGAGGACAGCGCCCATAGAGAAGCCCAGCAAACCATTCAGGCCATGGAAGAAATGTATCTGGATGCACAGCGTTCAGTTCAGAAGGAAATTGAAAGCTGGTATGCCCGGTTTGCGGACAACAACCAAATCAGCCTGACCGATGCCCGGAAATGGCTGACCGCTGGACAGCTTGAAGAATTTCATTGGACAGTTGAACAGTATATCAAGATTGGTGAACAGGCCGGGTTGGATGCGGCGTGGCTGAAGAAGCTGGAAAACGCTTCCGCCCGGTTCCATATTTCCCGCCTTGAAGCTGTTCAGATGGGTATTCAGCAACAACTTGAATTGCTTTACGGCAATCAGGTTGACAGTTTGGATGCCCTGTTGAAGAAGGTTGTGGGTAACGGGTACACCCACACGGCCTTTGAGGTTCAGAAAGGCGTGGGCCTTGGGTGGGATATTACCGCCCTGAATCAGAAGAAACTTGAAACCTTGCTTTCAAAACCGTGGACAACTGACGGACGAACCTTCCGGGATCGCTGTTGGCTGAACAAGAATGATCTGGTGGGTTCCGTCAGCAAGAGCCTAACCCAAGGGCTTCTTCGGGGTGATTCCCCGGCCAAGATTACCACGGCCATTCAGAAGCAGTTTGGGGTTCACCGTTACAAGGCTGGACGGCTGGTGAATACGGAAACCACCTATTTCAACGCCGTTGCCACCAAAGAGAGTTACAAAGATTTGGGCGTGGAAATGGTGGAAATCATTGAAACGCTTGATTCCCACACCTGTTCCATTTGTGGTGGCCTTGATGGGAAGGTGATTCCTATTGCCCAATATGAACCCGGCGTGACTGTGCCGCCCTTCCACCCGAATTGCAGAGGAACAACGGCCCCGGCCATTGATCCCAAGTATGCCGGTGAGAGAGCCGCCCGGAATGAGGATGGCAAGGTTTACTATGTACCCGCAAACATGAAATATGCTGATTGGGTTCAGACCTTCGTGAATGGTGGTTCCAAGGGTGGCTTGACCGCCGCAACCGGGGCCGCTATAATGAAGGCAAAACGGGCGCTGGAAACCCTGAAGCCTGAAATGTTCCCGGAATATCTGACCGATAAGAAGGAGCTGAAGAACACCAAAACCCTGATGGAGTATGTTAACGGGTGTGAAAATGCTGATCCTGATGTGGTGGCCCTTTATGCCAAGATGGGCGATATGGAGAATATCAGGGCCAATGGAATCCCTATGAAGGTTTCCCACGGGAAAAATCATGCGGTCAATTATCGCTATTACACCCGGAATGATCAGCTTGCGGAAACTGAATTGATTATTCCAAAGCTGGCCGGTGATGATTTGACCGGTCAAGTGGTGACAACGCTTCATGAGGAAATGCACCTGATGGATATGTTCAACCGGGCAGACCCGGCCAAATATTCCGGTTGGTTCAGTTCCAGCAATGCAAAGTTGAGTACCTTTTTTCAAAAAACCAGCACCGACATTGCAGATGATATTGATTCCCTTTTTGAAGCCTTCGACAAGGAATGTGAGCGTATTGCGGCGGAAATCAATGCGGAGTTGAGAAACACCACTTCTGCCTTGAATGATCAATACTATGCGAGGGCCATTTCCTATGCAGACTACAAAAAAGAGTTCAATAGACTGAAACGGGAAGCAAGTGAACAAATTGATTACCAGTGCCGAAACGCTATGGGCGGCGGTATCAGTTCCCTTGAAGATATTTATGATGCCCTTTCCGGTGGTTCTGCCCGTGATGCTGGTGTTGTGAGATACGGCCACGGTTCCCAATATTACCGTGATGTTGGGAAGCGTTCTGAAGAAACCCTTGCCAATTACGGTGCCTTGGCGATTGTCCGCCCTGATTTGGTGGATATGCTACGCAAAGACAAGCCGGAATTGGTGGAAGCCTTGGAAGAAGTCATTCAGGAAATGTTGAAGAAAGTGGGTGGTTAAGTGGATCAGGAAAAAAAGCTGATGAAGGTTCATCAACTTCTTACTGAAGTTTCTGATGTGCTGGTGGATCGCTTCTTTGATCTGGACAGCGAAAACCTTCTTGATGAAAAAATTGAAGTGCTAACCGCCCTGAAGAATGGCAAAAAGCCTGAAGAAATTCCAAAGTATTACACTATTCTTGAAAATTTCACACCTGATCAGCATTGGGATTGAACCCTATATTGATGATTTGACCACCCCGGCCCTTGGCCGGTGGTGGTTTTTTCATACCATTTTCGCCGTTTCCCGGTGGTGGGCGGTAAACAGAACCGTGGAAAATCGTGGTTCCTAACCCACGGAAAAAAAGGATGGAGGTATTAACAATGACGAAAGAAAAGCTGATGGAATGGGGCCTGACTGAAGAACAGGCCAATAAGGTTATGGAGGGCCTGAACGGTTCTTTCGTGACCAAGGCCCGGTTCAATGAGGTCAACACCGAACTGACCGCCGCCAAGAACACCATTAAGGAGCGTGACACCCAGCTTGAAACGCTGAAGAAGGCTTCTGGTGATACCAAGGCGCTTCAGGATCAGATTACCCAGCTTCAGGCCGACAACAAGAAGAAGGACGAGGATCACGCCGCTGAACTGAAAAATCTGAAAATCAGCAATGCGGTTGAACTGGCCCTGACCGGAGCCAAGGCAAAGAACAACACCGCTGTCAAGGCGCTGTTGGCTGACTTTATCGGAAAGGCAGAATTGGCGGAGGATGGAACCGTCAAGGGCCTTGATGATGAAGTGAAGAAGCTGGTGGAAGGCAAGGACACGGCTTTTCTTTTTGAGAAGTCCACCGGCACCAAGTTCAAGGGTGCAAAATCCGCTGAAAAGGGTGATGGTGGTGATGGTTCTGGCATGACGCTTGAAAAGCTGAAGGCCATGAACCCCTTGGATCGCTATAATTTCTCCGTCAACCATCCTGACGAATACAAAGAACTTTATGGAGGTAATGAGTAATGGCAAACACTTGCTACGATAACTTTTTCCTGTCCAACGAAATTGAAGATCAGTATCAGAGCCACCTTGATCTTCAGCAGTTTTGCACCATCGACAACAACCTGACCGGTGTTGCCGGTATGCTTCGCAAGATTCATAAGTACAAGGCCACCGATGGCACCGAGAAGCTGGCTATGGGCGCTGGCAACAGCAAGACCATTGAAGCCGGTTACACCGAAAAGGAATACCGGATTCTGATGGCACAGAACCGCTTCCAGTATTATGACGAGGAAGCCATGACTGATCCTATGGTGATCACCACCGGCACCCGTCACGCTGGCACCGATATGTTCAACACCGTCAACGCTGACATTTTCGCCGCTTTCAATGAAGCCACCATGACCATTGTGACCACCGCCCTTGGCTTTGATGCCTTTGTGGATGGTGCGGCCATGCTGAATCTGGAAAACCTTGAAGGCGTGTCCATCTTCGGTTTCGTCAATCCCGCTGATATGGCGAAACTTCGCAAGGCCCTGAAGGATGATCTGAAGTATGTGGAATCCTTCGCCAAGCAGGGCTATGTTGGCACCGTGGGTGGTATCAACATCTACACCAAGAAGAACGCCGAAACTGGCAAGGTGGTTATTGCCACCAAGGAAGCTGTCACCCTGTTCAATAAGAAGGGTACCGAGGTTGAACAGGAGCGTGAAGGCAACATCCGCCGCAACACGGTTTATTCCCGTAAGTATTACCTTGCGGCCATGACCAATGAAGCCAAGGCGGTGAAGATCATCACCGGTTCCGCCGCTGTCACGACTGATGAAACCGTTACCAGTTCCAAGACCTACTATGCCGCTTCTGGCGTGGGCTATGTCAAGGTAACGCCCGCTGGTGACGAAAATCCCAAAACCAAGGGTTGGTACGAAATCACGGCGGCGTAAGGAAGGCGGTGATCCCCGTTGCGTGATAAGGTAGTTGAAGTTCTAACGGCCCTTGGCGTGGCGGGGGCCGCTGATGATCCGTTGCTGGATATTGTTCTTAACAATGTTCAGTGGCGGATCAAAAATCTTTCCAACCTTTCTGAAATCCCGAAAGGGTTGGAAAGTCTGGCCGTTTCTATGGCCGTGGGTGAATACCTGAACATGAAGAAGTGTTCTGGACAGCTTGAAGGGTTTGATTTGGATGCGGCGGTGAAATCCCTTCAGGAAGGTGATACCAATGTTACCTTTGCCGTTGGTGAAGGAAGTTCAACCCCTGAACAAAGGTTGAACAGCCTGATTGATTATCTGATCAACGGGCGCATTGGTGAAATCTATCGTTATAGGCGGCTGGTATGGTAAACAAAGCCGTAAGAACCGCCTTGGAACGGTTGTGGCAGGATCGGTGTTCTATCTTCATTCAAGAGGAAGTCACCGATCCTGACACACACCTGACTGACTTTCAGGAAACGCCGCTTCTGAAGGATCAGCCGTGCAAGCTGTCTTTTGAAACATTATCTTCAACGGACGGGGATGAAGTGGCAACCATTCAACAGGTGGTAAAGCTGTTCATTTCCCCGGATGTGAAAATCCCCGCTGGTTGTAAAATCGTGATCACCCGGCCAAACGAAACGGAACGAACCTTCACCTACACCCGATCCGGTGAACCGGGGGTGTTTTCCAACCATCAAGAAATCATGCTTGAACCTTTCCGGGGGTGGGCCTGATGGGAAGATGGGGCCGGTGTGATTACCGGGAATTGAAGGAATTGGATGAACGCCTTCAACAGCTTTCGGAAGCTGACATGGATCAGCTTTGCAGACAAGCCGCCAATCAGGTTGCTCAAATCCTTCTGAACAAGGTGAAGAAAAGAACCCCGGTTGGCGTAAAGCCCACCTTTGATGAACCCAAAACCGTGAAGGTGAAGGGCGCAAGCGGGAAAAGCAAATCTTTCCTTACCCGTTCCGGTGCCATTCTGGATCGGTATTGGGCCGGTTATCGGGGTGGTTCGTTGCGGGATGCGTGGATGATCCTTCCAGTTGAAAAACACGGTGATATGTATGAAATCACCGTGGTCAACAACTTGGATTATGCGTCCTATGTGGAGTACGGCCACCGGCAAACGCCGGGGCGCTATGTTCCAGCTTTGGGCAAGAGCCTGAAGGTCAGTTGGGTAAAGGGCCGGTTTATGCTGACCATTTCCGAACAGGAAGTGAAGGTGCTGGCCCCGGAAGTTCTGAATGATATGTTGTATAACGCTTTGAAGGGGGTGTTCGGTTGATCAATGAAATCATCAAAGGTGTTTCAATCAAACTGAACACCGCCTTTGAAGGGAAGTACAAAATCTATCAGAATGATGTGGAACAAGGGTTTACCATCCCTTGTTTTTTCATTTCCGCCCTGAAGCCTGACATTTCCCCTTTGCTGAAAAACCGGTATATGAACCGAAACCCGTTGGATGTTCATTATTTCCCCACCAGCGGACGGAACAACGCCGAAATGTTCACAATGGCCGGGGATTTGATGGAATGTTTGGAGTTCATCACCCTTCCCAATGGGGATGTGCTTCACGGAACTTCCATGAGTTATGAAGTGGAAGATGGGGTTCTTCATTTCTTCGTGAACTACAATCTGACACTTCGCAGAGAAACCGAGGAAACCGCAATGGAAACCTTGGAAACTACTGTGGAGCCAAAGAAAGGGTGATTGAATGGCTACCAAAAAGAAAACCACCACGCAGGAACCGACCATCACGGCTCCGGTGGTATTCCCCAAGGAACGAGTGTTGACCTTCAAGCGTTACGCTGAAAGGCGTGATCTTCTGTCTATCCTGTTGGAAGATGGGAAGGAATACACCTTCGATCAGATTGATGGGCTGATCAATGACTTTATGAAAGGTAAGGTGAACTAATATGGCCCTTGGCGGCGGCACCTTCTTGGTGCAGAACAAGGTTCTGCCCGGTGCATATATCAACTTCATTTCCGTGGCGCAGGCAAGCGCCACCCTTTCTGACCGTGGCATTGTCACCATCCCCCTTGCCATGAATTGGGGGCCTGAAGGCAAGATTTTCACGGTGGAACAGGCTGACTTCATCAAGAACAGTCAGAAAATCTTTGGCTATGCGTACACGGCGGATGAACTGAAGCCTATGCGTGAAATCTTCCTTCACGCCAAAACGGTTCATTTCTTCCGCCTTGGCACCAGCGGCGTGAAAGCGTCCAACACCTTTGCAACGGCCAAATACCCCGGCACCCGTGGTAATGATCTTCGTACCGTTATCACGGCCAATGAGAACACCAGCGAAACCAAGGCCCTGTTCGATGTGGCAACCTTCTTGGGAACCGTTCAGGTTGATCTTCAGGAAGGCGTGGCCGCAATCACCGACCTGAAGGCCAATGATTATGTGGATTGGAAGTCCAGCGGAACCCTTTCCCTGACCGCTTCCTTGCCCCTGACCAACGGCACCAATGGCACGGTGGCGGATGCGGATTATCAGACCTATTTGGATCAGGCGGAAGCCTACACCTTCAATGCTATGGGTTGTACGGAAAGCAAGGCCACCATTACGGCCCTGTTCGCCGCTTTCGCAAAGCGTATGCGTGACGATGTGGGCAAGAAGTTTCAGGTGGTGCTTTTCCGCAAGCTGGCCGATTATGAAGGCGTTGTGAGCGTGAAAAACGGCCTGACTTCCGACAAAACTTCCACCGCCCTGATCCCTTGGGTTACGGGCGTTATTGGCGGTACGGCGGTCAATAAGAGCGCAACCAACATGGCCTATGATGGTGAATACGATGTGGACACCGATTTCACGCAGACACAGCTTGAAAACGGTATCAAGGAAGGTTCCTTCATGTTCCATCGTGTGGATGAAGCGGTTTGTGTCCTGACGGATATTAACAGCTTCATTTCCATCACGGATGAAAAGTCCAGCGATTTTTCCAGCAACCAGACCATCCGAGTTCTGGATCAGATCGCCAATGATATTGCCGTCCTGTTCGGCAAGAAGTATCTTGGCAAGGTTCCCAATGATGCCGCTGGCCGAATTTCCCTTTGGAACGATATTGTGAAGCACCACACGGAACTTCAGGATATTCGGGCCATTGAGAACTTCAGCGGCGAAAATGTGACGGTTGAAAAGGGCGATACCAAGAAATCCGTGGTGGTTACTGACTATGTAACCCCCGTGAACGCTATGGAACAGCTTTATATGACCGTCTATGTCCAGTAAGGAGGTAACACAGCATGGATAGAACCATTATGAACGCCAAGGATGCTGTTTCCGCTTCCTTGGCTGAATGTTTCGTGACCATTGAGGATAACCGTTATAACTTCATGCAGGCTATCAACCTTGAAGCCAATTTCGAGAAGAACAAAACGGAAGTTCCCATTTTGGGCAAGACCGGCAAGGGCAATAAGGCCACCGGCTGGAAGGGTACGGGTTCCGCAACCTTCCACTATAACACTTCCATCTTCCGTGAGCTGATGAAGCGTTATAAGGACACCGGCGAGGATGTCTATTTTGACATTCAGGTGACAAATGAAGATCCCACTTCTTCTGTGGGCCGTCAGACCGTGATCCTGAAGGATTGCAACATGGATGGCGGCTTGCTTGCCAAGTTTGATGCTGATGCGGAATACTTGGATGAAGATATGGATTTCACCTTTGAAGATTTCGAGTTGCCCGAAACCTTCAGCCTTCTGGCCGGTATGCAGTAAGCACAAGCCCTGGCCTTACTTCGGTATGGGCCGGGGCCTTTTTTCTTATCAAAAATATAGGAGGAAATTTATATGAGCCTGTCCGCTTTTCTGGCTGAAAACGCCATTCCCGTTGAGAACATCAAGTTTGTTGTTTCCAAGCGTTTCTTGGGTGAGGATGGGAACCCCATTCCTTGGGAGATCAAGACCATCACCGGCACCGAGGATGAAGCCCTTCGGAAGTCCTGTGCCAAGCGTGTTCCCGTTCCCGGCAAGAAGAATCAGTATCAGAAGGAAACTGATTATGACCTGTACCTTGGCAAGTTGGCCGTGGCTTGTACCGTGTTCCCCAATCTGAACGATAAGGAACTTCAGGACAGCTACCATGTTATGGGTGCGGATGCCCTTCTGAAAACCATGCTGACACCCGGCGAATATGCCGAATACCTGACCAAAATTCAGGAAGTGTGTGGTTTTGATACCACCATGCAGGATGAGGTTGATGAAGCAAAAAACTGATTTGTGAAGGTGATGGAGAAGCAAACATTGCTTACTATTGCCTTCACGAATTTCATTTGACACCTTCCGCCTTCTACGCTTTGCCCCGCCGTGAACGGGCCTTCATCATTGCGGCCATTGATGTTCGGGTGGAAGCTGAAAAGAAGAAGCAGAAGGAAATTGAACGCAAACAGCGCCGGGGCCGTCACCATTAAGGCCCCGGCTTCCATTTTCCAAGAAAGGTGGTGATCCCTGTGGGAACAATCCGAACCGCTATTGCCCTTTATGATGGCGTAACCAGCCCCCTTCAGAGTATGCACAAGGCTATGGGCATTGTCCTGAATACCTTTGAATCTATGCAACAGGCTTCCGGTAAGGCCGTTGACACGGCGGCAATCCGGGAAGCCCGTGAAGAATGGGCAAAAGCGGGAACCGCCTTTGATTCCATTGAAGAAAATATCAGGAAGGCCAATAACGAACAGCAGAAGTTCAACAATTCCATCCACGGTGGAAACAACGCCGCCAATGGCCTTCTGTCCACCATCAAGAAAGTTGCTGTTGCCGCTGGTGGTATCGCCGGGATCAATAAGGTGCTGAATATTTCGGATGAATTGGCAAGCACCAAGGCCCGGTTGAATTTGCTGGTGGATGATGGCGGTTCCGTGGAAGAACTGGAAAAGAAGATTATGGCTTCCGCCCAGCGTTCCCGATCCGCTTACTTTGATACCGCTTCCGCCGTTGCCAAACTTGGCCTGAACGCCGGTAACGCCTTTGATGGCAATATGGATCAGGTCATTGCCTTTATGGAACAGGTGAACAAACAGTTCGTTATTGGCGGTGCTACGGCCCAAGAGCAGAGCAACGCCATGATCCAGTTGACACAGGCAATGGCGGCGGGTGCGCTTCGTGGTGAAGAACTAAATTCCATTCTGGATGGTGCGCCGGGTATCGCAAGAGCCATTGAAAAATATATGGGCATTGCGGAAGGTTCCATCAAGTCTGTTGCACAGGAAGGCAAGGTAACGGCTGAAGTGGTGAAGAACGCCATGTTTGCTATGGCGGACGAAACCAACGCAAAGTTCGATTCCATGCCCAAGACTTGGGCGCAGATTTGGGCCGGGATGAAGAATCAGGCCCTTTCCATGTTCGCCCCGATCCTGACCAAAATCAATCAAATTGCCAACAGTTCCAAGTTCCAGCAAGTGACCACGGCCCTGATCAACGGCCTTGCCGGGGTTGCCAATATCGCTTCTTCGGTGCTGGATATTCTGATTTCCATTGCTTCCGTGGTGGTGGATAATTGGTCACTTCTTGCCCCAATCATCGGAGGTGTAGCGGCGGCATTGTTGCTTTATAACGGGTATTTAATCGCCAACAATGTGATTACCGGTGTTAATAATACCTTAAAGGGTATTGCCGCTGTTCAGGCTTACAAAGCCGCCGCCGCAAATACAACCCTTGCCGCTACGGAACAGGCAGAAGCAATGGCAAAGGCAAGCGCCACAGCCGCACAGTATGGGTTCAATGCCGCTTTGTTGGCTTGCCCGTTGACTTGGATTTTGCTGACCATCATTGCTGTGATTGCCGCTATCTATCTTGCGGTTGCGGCAATCAATAAGTTCAAGGGAACCACAATTTCCGCAACTGGTATTATTGCCGGTGCTTTTGCGGTGCTTGGTGCCTTCTTGATCAATACTTTTATCGTACCGGCACAAAATCATTTTGCCACCTTTGCAAACTTTATTGGGAATGTGTTCAACAACCCGATTGCCGCTGTTGAAGTGGCCTTTTATGATATGTGCCTGACGGTGTTGGGGTATATCTCCAAGCTGGCCCACGCCATTGAAAACCTTCTGAACAAGATTCCCGGCGTGACTGTTGATATTACAAGCGGCCTTGATAACTTCTACGCTGGTATTGAGGAAGCCCAGCAGAAAGTTAAGGATGAATCCGGTTGGGTGGAATATGTCAAGAAGATGGATTTCATTGATTATTCCGATGCCGCTTCCGCTGGATATAAGTTCGGTGAAGGTATTGCCGATAAGGTTTCCGGGATGTTTGATTTTTCCGCTATGGATTCCATGGGAGCCTTTGACATGGGCAACACCCTTGATGGTATCTATGGAAATACTGGTGATACCGCCGCCAACACAGCGGCTACGGCTGATAAGCTGGATGCAACGGAAGGAGATTTGAAGTATCTTCGTGACATTGCGGAGCGGGAAGCAATCAACCGGTTCACCACCGCTGAAGTCAAGGTTGAACAGACCAACAACAACTATATTTCCGGTGACACCGATCTTGATGGGATTATGGATGCTTGGGCCAATGATTTTGCTGAAAAGCTGGATGTTTCCGAGGAAGGGGTGCATGAGTAATGGCGTACAAGATGTATATTTCCGGTGTGCTTATGCCCATCACCCCTTCCAAGGTGACAGTCAAGATCAACAACCAGAACAAGACCATGACCTTGATCAATGGGGAAGAAATCAACATTCTGAAGGCCGCTGGCCTGTCTGATGTGTCTTTTGAACTGTTGCTTCCCCAAGTGTCCTATCCCTTCACCAATGGTGGAGCGCAGACCGCCGCCTATTACCTTTCCCTGTTTGAAAGGCTGAAGGTGAGCAAATCCCCGTTTCAATTTATCCTGAACCGGCAGAAGCCCGGTGGCGGGATGTACCACTTCACCAACCTGACCGTGGGGCTTGAAACCTATGAAATTGTTGATGATGTGGATGAAGGCTTTGATGTAAAGGTGAAAGTGAACCTGAAGCAGTACAGAGCCTATGGAACAAAAACCGTTACCATCAAACCCGCCGCCACTTCCGGGGCCACTTCCACGGCTACGGTTCAGGCGGCACCGAGGGCAACCACCAGCGCCCCGAAAGCGGCCACCTACACGGTGAAGGCCGGGGATTGCCTTTGGAACATTGCCAAAAAGCAGTTGGGCAACGGAGCCGATTACACGAAAATCTATAATTTGAACAAAGACAAGATCAAGAACCCGAACCTGATTTATCCCGGTCAGGTTCTTACCTTGCCTTCCTGAAAGGGGTGATTCCGTTTGGCAGTTGAATTGTTCATCCAGCATAACAGCACCATTCAATTCCCCGTTGTCGAGGAAGGCGCACGGCTGACCTTGGAACGCAAGGGAACCCCCGGAAAACTGGAATTTACCGTGGTAAAGGGGCCGGGGCTGAACTTTGCTGAAGGTGATCCGGTGAAGCTGACTGTGAACGGAACCGCCATGTTCTATGGCTTTGTGTTCAAGAAAAAGCGTGATAAAGGCGGCACAATCAGCGTGACCGCCTATGATCAGCTTCGTTACCTGAAGAACAAGGACACCATCACAGAAGAAGGGCTGAAGGCTTCCGACCTTCTGAAGCGGCTTGCAACTGATTTCCGGTTGAACCTTGGCACGGTGGAAGATACCGGCTATACCCTTGAAACCATCGTGGAAGAAAACCAAACCCTGTTTGATATGATTCAGAACGCCCTTGATGAAACCCTGATGAATACCAAACAGCTTTATGTTTTGTACGATGATGCCGGGAAACTGACCTTGAAGAACATCAATTCTATGAAGCTGAACCTTCTGATTGATGAAGAAACCGGCGAAAACTTCAGCTATGAATCCAGCATTGATGAACAGACCTACAACAAAATCAAACTGGCCTATAACAATGAAAAAACCGGCAAGCGGGAATTGTTCATTGCACAGGACGGGGAGAAAATGAACCAATGGGGTGTTCTTCAATATTTTGAGGAAGTGCAGACACAAACCGGCGCTTCCGCCAAGGCGGATGCCCTGTTGAAACTGTATGATCAGAAAACCCGCAAGCTGACAATTCAGAACGCCTTCGGAGATGTGCGGGTTCGTGCTGGAAGCGCCGTGGTGGTTGCCTTGAACCTTGGCGATATTGTCACCAACAATTACATGGTGGTGAACAAAGTCACCCACACATTCAGGGGCGATGAACACATGATGGAACTTGACCTGATCGGGGGTGAATTTGTTGCCTAATCCTGTTGAAGTTGTGAAACGGGCGGCGGTGGAAGCTGTGGAAGCCGGAAAGCCGGTGAACATCCTGTTTGGAACTGTCCTTTCCGCTTCACCCTTGAAAATTCAGGTGGATCAGAAATCCATCTACACTTCTAAAATGCTGATCCTGACCCGGAATGTGACTGATTTTGAAGTTGATATGACGGTAAACCACACCACCGAGGACAAGGGCGGCGGTTCTGGTGCGGCGGCGTATGAAGCCCACAAACACGCCTATGTTGGCAAGAAAACCTTCAAGGTTCACAACGCTTTGAAGGCCGGTGAAAAGGTGCTTCTGATCCGGGTTCAGCAAGGAAAGAAATTCGTGGTCATTGACCGAGTAAAGGGGGCTTGATGATGATTCCGCAAGTGCAGGATGATATTAAACAGGATTTCACCATTGAAACCCTTCCAAGCCGTACTTTCAGGATGAACCACGATAACCTGACCATCATCGGCACCATTGATGAAATCCAAGCCGTGGAACAGGCGGTTTTCCTGATCCTGAACACGGAACGCTATGAATGGTTGATCCATTCTTGGGATTATGGGGTTGAACTTCATAATCTGATCGGAAAAGATGTGGAATATTGTATTCCCGAAATTGAACGCCGGGTTCGTGAAGCCTTGCTTCAGGATGATAGGATCACGGCGGTTCAGAACTTTGAATTTACGGTGAACAAAAAGAAAGTGCTGACTACCTTCACGGTGGTCAGCATTTTTGGTGAAATCAATGCAGAATTGGGGGTTGAAATCTGATGTATGAAGCACAGACCTATGAAGCAATCCTTTCCCGGATGCTTCAGAAGGCGCTTTCCATCAATGGCAATTTGGACACCCGTGAAGGTTCGTTGGTTTGGTGCGGTGACGCCCCCGCCGCCGTGGAATTGCAGAACCTTTATATTGCCCTTGATACGGTGCTGAATGAAACCTTTGCAGACACCGCAACCCGCCCTTATCTCATTTTGAGGGCGGCAGAAAGGGGGCTGAAACCGCAACCGGCAAGCCCCGCCGTGTTGCAGTTGAGCATTACACCAACCACCTTGCACCTTCCCATGAACACCCGCTTTTCCATTGGAGAACTGAACTATTATGTTTCGGCTGACCGTGGAAGTGGTAAGTATGAAATCACCTGTGAAACCGCTGGTGAAGCCGGTAATGACTACACCGGAACGGTGATTCCCATTGAGTATGTGGACGGGCTTGAAACCTGTTCCATTTCCGCCGTGGTGATCCCCGGTGAGGATGAAGAAGATACCGAGGTTTTCAGACAGCGTTACATGGATAGCCTGAACGCCCAAGCCTTCGGCGGCAACCGTGCGGATTATCTGGAAAAGGTGAACGCCATTCCCGGCGTGGGCGGTGTGAAGGTATATCGGGTTTGGAACAGCGATTTGAACTCGGCCAAGCTGATCCCGCCCACGGGAACCGACACTTGGATCAGCGGCCTTTCCGGTGTGTCCGAGGAAATCAAGGCGTGGTTGAATGCCGTGTATGCGGCGGGAGCCAATAGCAAGCTGACCGTGGGCGGAACCGTGAAGCTGGTGATCATCAACAGTTCCTTCAAGAAGCCTTCGGAAGCCCTTGTGGATCAGGTGCAGACCGCAGTTGACCCCCTTCAGAACGCCGGTGAAGGCGTGGGCATTGCCCCCATCGGCCATGTGGTGAGGGTTGAAGGCGTGGGTGAAGATACCATCAACCTTTCCTTCGATCTGTACTATCAGCGGGAATGGAGTTGGGATGATGTTTCCGCCTATGTCACGGAAGCAATCAACGGTTACTTCTTGGAACTGGCCCAAAGTTGGGCAGACCAGAATGAAGCCCTTGTGGTTCGTATCAGTCAGGTGGAAAGCCGCCTGTTGGGGATCACCGGTATTCTGGATATTGCCAACACCAAGATCAACGGTGAAGCGGCGAACTGTACCCTGACCCTTGACCACATCCCGGTTTTGGGAACCATTGAGCCGGGAACCATCGTGATCAACGGATAAGGGGGCCGGGAGCATGGAACGCAAACTGATTGATTATCTTCCCTATGTCATTCGTGATTATGCGGAGTTTCAGGGGATCATGGGGAGCGAACAGCCGGAAATTGAAAAGGCGTGGAATACCACGGATGATCTTCTTGATAATCAGTTCATTCCCACCGCTGGAAACATGGGCCTTTCCCGGTGGGAAAAGATTTTGGGGATCACCCCCAAAGGCACGGACAGTCTTGAAGATCGCCGGTTCCGTATTCTGACCCGGATCAATGAAGAACTTCCGTACACCTTGCCCCAGCTTCGGAATATCCTTGAAACGCTGTGCGGGAAGGGAAACTATTCCGCTGATGTGGAAGAAGGCACCTATCAGCTTCTTGTGAAAATCGGGTTGGCCGCAAAGAACAACTTCAATGATGTTGAATCTTTGCTGAACCGGGTTGTTCCCCAAAACATGGTTGTGACCTTGCTTCAGCTTTATAACACCCATGCGGAACTTGGGCGGTTCACCCATGCCCAGCTTGCCGCCTATACCCATAATCAGTTGAGAAACGAGGTTTTGAAGAATGGCGAATAAAACAACCAACTACAAGCTGACTAAACCCCTTGAATCTGAATTTTATGATGTAGGGGTTCAGAATGAAAACATGGATAAGATTGATACCCAAATGAAGGCCAATGCGGATGCCGTTGAAGCCCTTCAGAAAGGTCAATCCGGGAAGGCTGATCTGGTGGATGGTAAGGTTCCCGCCGAACAGCTTCCCAACATGAACTATGATCCCAAAGGTACGGCCCAAAACAAGGTGAGCGAACACAACCTTGATCAGACCGCCCACCCGTATCTGTTGAACCAGATCGGAACCTGTGTGGAAGCCGCACAGAACGCACAGGATGCCGCAAATGCGGCCTTGGATGCTGTGTCCGGTATCGTCTATACCATCAATGTTCTTCCTTCGCAGAATGGCACCCTGACCTATAACGGACAGGCCCAAAGCCCTTCTTGGAACGCTTATAACCCCGATGCGCTGACCTTGGGCGGCGTGACTACCGGCACCAATGCGGGAACCTACACGGCCACTTTCACACCCAAGGGGCAGTATAAATGGGCAGACGGTACGCAGACCGCCAAGGAAGTGACTTGGACGATCAACGCCGCCACAATGACGATCCCCACGCAGAGCAACAGCCTTACTTATACCGGTTCGGCCCAAAGCCCCACTTGGAACAACTATGACAGCGGGAAAATGACGCTTGGAGGAACTACCAGCGGCACGAACGCCGGTTCCTACAATGCCACCTTCACGCCGAAAACGAACTACAAGTGGGCTGATGGAAGCACCGGGGCCAAGACGGTTGCTTGGAGCATTGCCAAGGCCGCTGGTAGTTTGTCTTTGAATAAGACTTCCATCAAACTGACCGCCGCAAAAACCACGGACACCATCACCGTGACAAGGGCGGGTGATGGTAAGATTACGGCCACTTCCAGCGCCCCCACGGTGGCTTCTGTGAGTGTTTCCGGTTCGGTGGTAACTGTTACCGCCAAGGCCAAAGGAAACGCTACAATCACCGTCAGAGTGGCCGCTGGCACCAACCACACGGCCCCGGCCAATAAGACCTGTTCCGTTGAAGTGACATTGCCCACCAAGGTTCTGAACGATAACAGTTGGGCAACCATCCGGGAAGTCAGTTCCGCAGGTTTGGGGGCCAACTATTGGGCCGTTGGTGATGTGAAGTCTATCATTCTGAACGGCGCTGTGGTTGGCTATACCTTCAGCAACTTGACCGTGAACGCCTTCATTTTGGGCTTCAATCACAATTCCGCCAAGGAAGGTGCGAACAAGATTCATTTCCAGATTGGAAAGATCGGCACCACGCCGGTTGCCCTGTGTGACAGTCAGTATAATAATTATGGCAGTTCGGCGGGTTTCAGGATGAACACCAGCAACACCAACAGCGGTGGTTGGAACGGTTCTTATATGCGGAAAACCGTTTTGGGCAACACCAACACCCCCACAAACCCCTTGGCAAACAGCTTGATGGCGGCGCTTCCGTCTGACCTTCGTGCTGTGATGCAACCCGTAACCAAGTACACCGACAACACGGGCAATTCCAGCAACAGTTCCGGTAATGTCACAGCTACCACCGATTACCTGTTCTTGCTGGCTGAATTTGAAGTGTTTGGAACCCGTTCTGGTGCAAACCAGTATGAACAAAATTCGCAGGCACAATATGATTACTACAAGGCCGGTAATAGTAGAATAGCCAATAATCATTCCGCCGTGTCCACGGCGGTGTGGTGGTGGCTTCGTTCCCCTTGTTGCTAC